GTCATGGTGTCCTGCATACTGCGGTCGCAGAACGGACACCAGATTACCCCGCCCCGGTAGCGGGCCACCGGCCTGGTTTCTCCCGTTATCCATTGTGCGATCATGCTTGTTGCTCCTGTTGGTCTAAGATTGCGTTGTATTCCAGACTTTCACTCCACCTGATTCCCATATCGCCAGGGTATGGCAGCCTGTGGTCAATGGTTCCCAGGAAAATCCCGTCTGGGATGCCTTCAGGAAAAGCGGCACACGCCAGGTCTGTGCCTATATCACCGATGTACCAGTGGCAAGAAATACACTGGCTAGAAATTCCAAGCTGCACGATTATCCCCCCCCTCCTTTCCCCGATTTCATAAGCCCGCCGATGGAAAAACCTTCCTTGTCAGCAAAATCTGTATTAGCCTTGATTACATCCTGAATAAATTGGGTAACTGCTGGGCTGTTACGTTCACCACCTAGCCAGATATGTTCAGTAAAGGCTTCAGCGAAAAATTCCCTATCATTTTTCATGGCATATTCACTTAGCAGACGTGCTTCATCCTTTGCAGATTTGCCTTGCAATAGATTGCGTGAACGGCGTTCAACCATCCCCCATCGTCTATGCCCATAATGCCCAATCTCATGTGTGACCACTTCTTTCAGGAATTCGCCACCAGTAGTTGGATGAAAGCGTTCTGCCGCACTTTTCTGCATTTGCAACTTTGCTTTTTTTACAGCTTCTTCATAGCGGCTAATCCATGTATTGTAGACACTAAACCGCATGGGCTGCACACCCTTGGCTACCAGTTCAGGGTCAACAATCAGCGCATCTATATCCCCCTTCCTTTTCCATTCAGCATATATCCTACGCTTGTTTTCCAATTCAGCTTCTAAGTTAGCAACCCGTTCCGGCCCTTCCAGATGGCGTTTTTTTACATGGGCATTGTCTACCAGATTGTTTCTATCCCATGCACGGACAGACCCCCTTTCCAATCGTCTGCCCGCACCCGTCAAACGTGATGAAGATGTCGCATTGATATGCACACCATTGCCGCTTTGATATGCGTATGCCCTACCAAATGCACCACCCCGGCCTTCCCTTCTTTTCGTGGTGATAATATCCAGGGGCCGCCACCGATTCCGCACGATGGTGACTTCAACCGCTTTGTTCACTTGTTCGGCGGCACGGATGGAAAGCCCTTGATAATCGACTTCAACCGCTCCATGCACGGCCCTGGCCCACGCTTCTTGTTCCCGCACTTGTTCGTTGATTTGCTGCTTGACCCTGCCCCGCCCAATATCACTGGACACATCCAAGAAATCATCGGGGTCACCCACCCATCCTTCCGGTAGCGTTGGTTCTGGTGGGGCTTGCCTGCTGCCCCGTACCCTGGCCCCGGTCTTCGGGTCAAGCAGTTCGGTGGGTGGTCTAAGTGGGGTTACCGGCACACCAGGGATAGGTGGTGGAGTGACAGCCACACCAGTGGGGCCGCCCTTCCCCAAGCCAAGGTCTTTGATGGGCCGTACTACGGCGGCATCCCCCCAGACGGCGTTCTGCCGCACCGTAGCCAGTTGGTTCAGTTGCAGTTCCCCACGCTTGACGGCTTCAAACCTAACGTCACCCAGCATCTTCCGTTGGGTGACTTCCGGTTGCCGTGTCAGCCAATCACGGGCATTCTCGGGCTGTGGGGGCATCTCCACATCCAGGCCCAGGTCCTGATAGGTGATGGTGTCCGGCACCAGGGCGCAGCGTCCGTTGGGGTGTTCGTTCAGGGGTTCATCCAGGGCGTACAGCGTCCCATCCAGGGCGATGCAGGCCATGCAGGTGCGTTCACTATGGGCAGCCAGGCGGCGGTAGCCCTTCACCACCTGGGAGTTGTTCGCATAGTCTAGCCGCGTGGCTTCGCGGAATGCCCGGTTAGTTTCCGTGCGGGTTATCAACAACGCCTTGGACAGTGGCATCCCCGCGGCCACCCTAACCAGTTGCGCCGTCTGCCGTGGCCCCTTCCCTAAGGCGATGCCGGTGCCAATGGCATCCTTGACACCCCCGGCAGCTTCCCGCCCCAGTGGGGCCAGTAGGTTGCTCACCGGGTTCCCATCGGCCGCGATCCCCACGAAGTTCGTAAAGGCTTCTTCCGGCAAGCGGTTCCATCCCAGGCCGATGTTCGCCAGGTTCTCCATAGTGACCCCACGGGGAAGACCCGCCACCACCGTTTGTTCCGCCCCGCGTCGGGCAAGTCCCACCGCAGCCCGCTGGCTGTCAGTGATGCGTGACCCGGCAATATCAGCGAACTTGGATGCACTGGCAAGGAACTCTTGTTCCAGGTCCTTCATCCGTTGCATCCGCATCACCTGCCAGGGTTTGAGGCCACGCGTTTGGGCGACCTTAACCAAAGCCTGGGTATTGTTCTGCAACTGGCGATAAACGGGTGCATAGGCCCGCACCACCGATGCTGATGCCCTGGCATCTTGGGCAGCCAGCAACCGCTGAAATTCCTCAACGGACTTCTGTGCGTCAGACGGCCCTGGCAATGGTTACAGTTCCCCGGCGTTGAAGTTTCTCAGGATCTCGGCGCCGATATTAGTTTCTGCTTGCCGTTCGGACATGCCATCCATGTCCATCTGGTCTATCTGTTCCTGGGTATAGCCTAGCTCACGCCATAACTGGTGCTTGGAGATCCCCAGTTCGGCCTTGGCCTTGAGGCTTTCCAGATGCGCCTGTTCGTTCCGGGTTTCCGGGTCATCCCAGGTGGTTGACGGAGCTACCCCCCCTACATCCCCGACGGAAGGCCCAAACGCTTCCTGGATGCGGAGGGCCATCATAATGCAGTCCTCCCAGGCGTTCCCGAATGAGATCATCCGTTGTTTTGCTTTCTGGACTAGCCCGGACTCGGCGGTTTTCAGCGCCTCCCCGGACGGCGCCCCACCCATGATCTGGAACAGGTGCTGCGGCGTCCGAGTGGTTCCGGCTATATGCTGCACCAGGGTCTCGATGGCTCGTAACGGGCCGTCTACATTCGCCGCGTTCCACTGCCCGACCTGGCCCCCGTCGTATTCAGAATGGAACTCCGTGACGCTACCTGGCAGAATGTCCAGGCGTGAAGCCCCGTGGTTCACGTTCAGGGTATAGCGTTGAGGGAATGCCAAGGTGTCAAGGATCATCGTCAGGTCGATCAGGGTCTTATTCAATAGGTCCTGCATAGGCATGACGTTGAGGATCTCAGACATACCGAAGTCGGAGCCCATCGGCCGGTTCCTGAAGTGGATGAACGGGACGCCCAGGGGCTGGCCGTTCTTGTCCAGCCAGGGCGCAGGCCATACTTCCTCCTCGTCCTCCCGGTAGTGACCCCAGACCCCACCCTTTGCCACGTACTTCTCAACCCTATCCGGGAAGTACAGGTTCAACCGGGTTTCGGGCTCCTCCCCCAGGTGCCGCTGCATCCATTTCTTGCTAGCCCAGTCAATCCGCCTATCATCCTCGGAATAATGGGGGATGATCATCTCCGCTAGCTGGTGCGTCCAACGCGGCCGCTCATTCTCCTTGTCCCAGTCGCATAGGATGTAGGAATCGCCCAGCATGATCGCCTCGGTGTGGACCACCCCCTGGGTATAGTCCATCCTGTTAAGGTTCCACTGCGTCCATGCCCAGTCGCGGATGTCCTCGTCCTCGATATCGAACCCGATCACGTTCATCCGTTCCGCCAGCGTATCCACTACCACATCCATGAAGTTGTCCCGGAAGGCTAGCCGCGGCGGGAGGAACTTCTTCAGGCGGTCGGTCAACGCGGTATCGTGATCCCCGTTGTAATATCGCCGGGCCAGCTCATAGTCCGCCCGCCGGTCATCGGCCTGTTGCTGGATCCACCGCATCATAGATTCGGTGACCGGGTCCAGGCCGTTCATACTTCTCAAAACCATCTGGACTCCTCTGCCGCGTTTCTAGGCCCGGCTAGCCTAATATACCCTTTGCTTATTGCAGGGGCCTTAAAACAGCCCGTGGTGACGCGGTTATAGGCTCACGAAAGCACCATTACTTCCTGCGCCAAGCGTTTGACGGCGACCTCGCAATACTTTTCCTCAATCTCAATCCCGATGGCCTTTCGCCCAAGTCCTTCGCCGCTCGTAGCGTTGTTCCGCTGCCCATGAACGGGTCAAGGATGGTCGTTGCATCGGGGACGAACTCAATACACCACCGCATTAAACCAACGGGCTTCTCTGTTGGATG